AGGTGTTGGTGTCGGGCAGTGCTGGGGCCTATTCGTTTGCGGATGTCGTCAGGCCCACAAAGATTGCGACGTACACGCCACAGCACGGGTTGATCGTGTTAACCCGTGGTGAGGTGGCTCGGGCTCCAGAAATGGACTGCCCTGGCAATCCACCAGCAATTGGGATGCAGCAGACGTTTCTGATTCGAGTTCATATCGCTCCAAGCGAGAAGGACGCTACTCCTGTCGAGGTTTACGAGGACGTCATGGAAGCGGAAATTCACAAGGCCATTGTGAACGACGCAGCAACGTGGCACACGTTCGGGGAACTGGCAATCAATGCCGATCTTGGAGCACAACAGACAGTTGTCTCCGATGGTGGATATGACGGAATTGCAATTCCGTTAACGGTCACATATCGAGTCACGGAAGGCGACCCATACACGGTGCGAGCGTGATTGAAATTCAGATCAACGCGAAGCAACTGAAGCGACTGCGGGAAGCGGTCAGTAAGTCAAAAAAGAGCATCAAAAAGGAACTGGCTGGAGCAATCAACGCAACCAGCAAGAAAACAAAACTGCAGGTCGGGCGAGACATTCGCAAGACCGTCAATCTGAAAAAGGACGAGGCAGAACGGCCATTGAGTTTGCGAGCTACGGCGACGGAGACAAATCTGGTTGCTGTGGTTTCACTGAAGAAAACAAAACGACTCGGACTTCGACACTTCGGCGCGAAGCAAGACAACCGAGGCGTATCGTACAAGATCAGTAAAGCAGGCGGACGCTCAAGAATCAACGGAGCGTTTCAAGGTCCAAAACCGGGCGTGATAAAAATGAGCTGGAAGGGCAACGTATTCGTTCGCGTCGGGCCTGCTCAAAAGATGACTAAAGGACGTTATGCCGGGAAAATGAGACAGCCGATTCAGCAACGATTTGGCGTGTCAGCATTTGGAGCCTACGCCAAAAACGATCTCGAAGGGCCACAGGTCAAAGAGATCAACAAAGAACTGTCGAAGCAAATGGAACGACGAATCAACCTCAACATTCTCCGGGCAAATGGCCTGGTCAAGAAATAGGAAAAAACAATGAGCGGACTTCTGAGGCGTCGTCGAGTATTTGCAGCCAAGGTCGAAACGACTGTCGGAACTGCCGAAGCTTTAACAGGTGCTGAAGCTGCGTTTAACGCAGAAGACTTTGTGATTCAGCCGAATGTTGCCATGACGCGCCGCGAAGGGCAGGGCGGGTTCAATTATTTGCCGAGTATTCCGGAAGGCATGACAGGCACATGCACGGTGCGTTTTGGCATGAGCTACAACGGCACGACGCTGCCAACGTGGGCCTCAGTGCTGCTTCCGGCGTGCGGATGGGTTGCGACGGGACTTGTTTTGTCTCCGGTAACTCAGGGGCCGGGGCTTGCAGGCGGCGTAAAGACGATCACGATAGGCGAATATAAAGACGGCAAGCTGTCGCTTCTTTCCGGTGCTATGGGTACGTGGAAGATCATTGCCGAAACTGGAAAGCAGGCGATGATTGAATTCACCTTCACCGGCAAATACTCAACCAACGAAACCGACACTGCGATACTGACGCCAACGTATCCGACCGTGTTGCCTTTGCGAGTCGCTAACGGTGCCCTAACGTTTAACTCTGTTGCACTGTGCACAGCATCTGTTGAGGTTGATTCAGGCAATACCGTGACCATGCGGGAGTGCATCAATGCCAGTGATCGCAGCGGTTATATTTCAGCGATCGTCACAGACAGGGCTCCAGTAATTACGGCAAATCCGGAATCATCACTGGTCGCTACACAGGACCGTGACGCTCTTTGGCTGACCAGTTCCGCTCAGGCGTTTTCGATGCAGATCGGAGCAACCGGAAACTCGATCACGATTGCCGCACCAAAGGCTCAACTTGAGAACAAGCAGCAAGGCGACCGAAACGGAATTATGTCGGACGATCTGACGTGGCTTTGCACGGCCGGCAGTTCTGCCGATACCGAACTCACTATCACTTTTGATTGATTGGTTTATGCCTCGAAGTCTCGACCCTAACTCACGGCTGACAATGGTTTTGGCGTGCGATCTCGACAAGACGCCACAGCCAAAAATTTACGCCAAAGCTCCAACATTGAACCAACAGCGGAAGCTGATCGGTCTCATGAGTTCGCTGGAGGGCGGCGACTTGGGAGCGAAGTTTGACGCGATCATTGACGCGGCGTTCTCGTGCATCACTGGATGGGAAAACATCGAGATCCCGTTCAGCAAGGAAACGCTGGGGGACGTGTTGAGCCTGGACGAGTTGATGGAGGTGTTCACGTTCCTTATTTCGGCCACGGTGCCAACGGTCGACGATAAAAAAAAGTCAGAGTTGCAGCCCTCCTGAGATGCGGGGAGCTGTGCAAATCGTGCGTGGGTAAATGTCAAGGCGTAGTGTCGAAAGAGTTTTCGGCAGAAATTGAATGTGCGGAGTGTGGCGGAAGCGGGTGTGAGCATTGCAGCGAAGGCTGGTACATGATCGACCAATGCCCGTCGAAGTACATAGGACAGGAATTGATTTCAGACATTCAGATCGTCGCGGCAAGCGAACAGCATCTGCCAGTCTCTGGCGGATTGCTCGATCAGTCGGCGTGGTGGTTTGAGTTGCGACAACTGCTCAGAAGCGAAGAACATCGAATAACCGAAGAACAAATGAAGCGGCGGGACTAATGGCAACGAACGGCATTGACTTTGTAATCGGCGGGAAAAACCTTGCTGGTGCTGCATTCGATGGCGTGCTTAAATCTTTGGGGGCAATTTCTGGGGCATCGCAAACACTGGGAAAAACGTTTGCTTCTGCATCTGGCGGGCTATCAAAAGCCATTGGCTCTTTGGCTCAAAGCGCAGCAAAGTCACTAGCCACTATTGCCACGGGGGCGGCAGACGCATACTCGAAGGTGATAATTGCATCTGCAAAAACGGCAAAAATTGAATCGACCATTAAGCCTCAGTTGGACTCATTAAAACAATCACTCAAGGGTGTAGAAAACCAATCAGGACGCACAGCAAAAGCAACAGAAGCTCTTGCGTCTGTATCGAAAGGGCTTGTTGCCGCATACGTCGCCGTAAAGGGAGCCATGGTAGCACTTGGCGGACTCGACAAGATCAATGCAGCATACGACGCACAGACAGCAGCAGTAAAGCGACTGAACGCAGCATTGGCGATCCGTGGGCAACAGGCCGCATCAGCAGCGATGCAGCAGACCGCTAAGGACTTGGAAAAGCTAACAGGCGTTTCCGACCAGACAACGCTGGCACTGATGCAGACCGCTCAGTCGATGGGATTTGCCACCGACAAGGCGGACGACGCAGCAAAGGCGGCACTCGGGCTGGCAGCAGCGACCGGCAAGACTGCTGAGCAATCTTTGGGCGACATGAAAGCGGCACTTGAAGGAAACTTCGACGCCTTCACAGGGTTAAATCCGCAGATTATGTACATGCGGACGAATCAGGAAAAGATGGCGGCCGTCATAGCGATTGCTAATCAGGGACTCGCACAGCAATCAAAAGACATGACCAGCGTCTCAGGCTCGGGCCGTCGCGCTGACTCTGCAATGAGTTCGCTGATGGAGTCGTTTGGCAAGATCATTGCCCCGATTCGCGTGCTGATCAATGCGGGAATTCAACAACTGGCCACATCGCTGGACAAGTTGCTTGTGCCAGTCGTCCAGTACGCTACGAGCGTTCTGGAGAACATCGGGCCGATCATGGACTATGTCAAAGAAAAGGTTACGCAGGCGATCAATGTGGTGATCGGTGCGTTTACCTTCCTCGAAGTCATCCTGACAAATCTCAGCAGCGTCTGGGAGATTGTCAAAGCAGCCGCTGAACTGGCAATGATTAGCATCAGCGAATCCGTTATGCACACACTCACGGTTGTTATACCGGGCTATGCGACGTGGTTCGGTGAGAACTTTATCAACCTTATCAAAGACGCATTCAATGGCGTGATCGCTGTCATTACCAATGCCGGTCGAATCATTGGCGAAATGGTTTACCAGATTTTTGAGTTTATTGCGTCCGGTGGGGCGGGCGGCATAGATGGCCTGATGGTTGGGCTGGGCGAAGCCGCAAGCATAAGCCTGACAGATGGCTTTAAGTCTTCCCTCACGTCGCTGCCTGAGATTGCAGAACGTCAATTGACCGCACGCGAAAAGGATCTTGCGGAAAAGATTGGCGCTGTCGGTGGCCGACTCGGGCAAGAGTTCAGCGACAAGATGAGCGAGCGAATGGTGGGTGTAGGCTCGGCACTTGGCGAGGAAGTAAACGCAGCGACATCAAAGATTGACCTCAAAGGCCGACCAGCGGTCATGATGCAAGGCATTCCAGCCACGGAAGGGCGGTTGCTGACGCGAGGGCCGGGCACGCGAATTCCTGACATCATGCAACAGATTCTGCAAGAGCTTCGAAAGAAGCCGAACGACAAGCCAAGAATTCTCGTGCGTCTCGATGATGACCAGAACAGGCTTTTGCAAGCGGTAGCAACCAATACGCAGGGCAAATTGCAGATGGAGGCAATCGCGTAATGGCAGCGATCAACGTAACGCAAATGTGGTCGAAGGAAGGCGGTTCTGGCGAGTCGGAAAAGTACGACAGTTTCGCCACGAGGTTTTCGCACACAGAAGGTTATCAGGTTCTCGCGGAAATCGGAGACAGTCCAGAAGACGTTTTGTCAGCCACTGGAATTCCGGAATATGGAGCACGGCACCGATCTGGTGCAGATTCTTTTGTAAAGACGAAAACAGCTGAACCAATGGGGCCGATTTTGTGGATGGTCATGGTCAACTATGAAGGCCAGCGATTTGATGGCAATGTCGATGTTGAGTGGAGCGATACAACATCGTCTGAGCCAATCGATAGGGACTATTTTGGGCGAGCTATCGTCACAGCGAACAACGAACAGGTTGAGGGGCTTACTTACGAACTTTCTGATTCAATCTGCGTGATTCGCAGAAAGTTTTTTGTCTTCAATGCGTACGCAACGAACGTTTATAGACACGCAACGAATTCAGACACGTTTCTTGGATGGCCACCAGGAACGGCAAGGCTTGTCGGGTACTCCGCAAAAAATCAATTCAAGTTTGGAATGCCTCTAGAGCAATGGGATGTAACCGCTCGCATTCAATTTCGCGTGCCATACATGGGTTCTACTCCGCAACAGGCATGGCACAAGCGGTGGAGGCATGAAGGGCTTTATGTGCGAGACATGATTCTAAACCCAAACGCTGGAGATCCCGGAGCGTCGCCAACGATACCGGGTAACACTTGGAGCCGGGCCAGAGACGCAAACGGTCAGGAAGTCACAAAGCCGGTTTTGCTGAAGCAAGACGGCACAGAAGAAAGCAATCCAGACAACGCATATTTCGTTTACACGCAGCTTTACGGATCACTCCCATACTCAGCATTGGG